ATAGCTAATAAAACTATCAATGGGTAAGTAAGTACAGTTATTAAGAAATTAAATAAAAATATCAATAAATTACCGTTTCTTTGTGCATCGACAACAGGTAATGGGTTGTGTTCACTCTGACATGTGTCGTCGTTTATTTCCTTTATACCTAAGTGTTTTATTCTATTTCTACCCCATTTGAATCTATCAATGTGCGATGCCACTGTATAAACCTTATTGTAATTAAACTGATAAAAACTATCCTCGCAATTTATTGCAGCGTACTTATCGTAATAATCATCCCAATTTAACGAAAAGGCGTATGATTTTACCCTATCAAATTCTGATGGCATATCATCAACAGTAGTTCCACTCCAACCATGTTCTCTAATGTTCGGTACTAAGTAATCAGCCCTTATAATGTCATTATTTACTTGGTCTTCGGTTTGATATTTTATTCTAAATCTATAACGTCCTTTAGTTGGTATACCTACTGAAGGGTCTAGTGATATAATCTGCTCTCCGAATTCGTTAGTTACTATGTAATCTAAATTCATGGGAACGTCGACCATCCATGTACCGTTCTCATCAATAATATTACCACCATCCTCTAAAAAGTACTGTTCCAATATTGGTTGTCCCTCACTATCCGAATCTATTGTTTGTCTTATTGCCAATATCTGACCAGGTCCCGCAATCACATCACACAGTTTACCTATTTTATTTTTAGGTTTACAGTTACCCTTTAGATAGTCATCTTCAGTACTAGTAAATAATGAACCCATAAAGATTGATTGCGGAGTAATTTCAATGTCCTCATCTCTTAAATCAAAATCCGCTCTTGCAATACCAACATCACACAATTCATTTTCACCCCAAAATGGTGTGACCTCAATTTCTTTTACTACATTAACTATTTGAGGTAGGCTGTTTAAATTTTCACTCGACTTAAACTGTTGTCCGTTAAACTGATTGGGTACACCCTTACCCATTCTAATTAAATCTGCAGGTCTTAATGAAAACTGACCCATATTAGAAAGGTCTAAGTCCATTACTAACTGTTGCGCGCCTAATGGGACACCAACAATCATGAAGTCACCACTTTCGTTTGTCTTTACAGTATATTTGTAATATTTTTCATATATGTGAAGTACTTCCTTCCTTGTGAGTACATCGTCTCTTGCAGGAAATGTACCGGTAGGTGTATGTCCCCCATACTCACTTTCATACGGTAATAAATTATAACGATACCCATCATCATTTTTTACATTTAAGTTTTTGTATGGATATAGTGACGATATAATTGGGTCACTTTCGTCAATATTATCTAAAGGAACGAAAATAGATATGGTCGCATTAGGTATTCCAAATCCACCATTAGCGACAACTCGTCCCGCAACAATACCATAGTCAGCGCAAAATCTATCATACAAGTCCTCCTGTCTTAATTTCAAAGACAAAATTTCTAAAAAATCAAAATCTTGTTCGATGTTTAGTCTTACTTCTTTGTCGACACCGACTTCAGTTCTAAATCTATATGATTTGGGCATTTAATACTTTTAAGATAAATAGTTATTTATCTTAATTTTAAAATCAAAAAAATAAAAGTATACGGATGACTTATGAGAAGTCTACGTTCTTGAGTTGTTTGATTCTAACCTTTATATCTTTTTCAGGGAATCTGATTTGATAGATTTGATTTGGTTGTGCGAAAATTGTATCATCAACCAACTCTATTTGTTTTGTATTTTTATCTACGTATCTTTGTGAGGTTTCGGACGAAGAGTATTGACCTCCAGTTTTGTTGAATACTTTTAAATCCGCCAATGTGTTAACTCCAGGTATGTCTTGTATCAATCTTCTGATATCTGATACGTTAACATTTCTACCTAATAAATTCGTATTTGGTGACAAGTATGAATTAACACTATTCACTATATTAGTTATTACTTGTCCCTGATTTTCTGTTGATGTCATTGCAATACTCAATTCGAATTCTAAATCAATAACATTGGCGCTTCTTATAGAGATATAATCATTTATCATTCGATAGTTTGATAAGTAATTTGCTATATTGTCTTTTAAGGTATTTGACACACTACTAGTTAATTTACCGTTACTATCTAATGATAAGATTTCTATCTTTATCTTGTTATCTTCTTCTGTAACTGCAGCCTTAGCGGGTGCACCAAATTTACTCGGCATTGTTCTTATAAGTGAATTATAATCATTGATTGTAACCGCTCTTTTTTGTGCCGCAAAGTTATATGTAACCATATTTCTAACCTCTTCTGTAGTTGGTAAATCTCCACCTCCAATCGCAGCAGTTACATTATTACATCTCAAACTTTGCTGTACGTTCTGATTAATATTTTCAGATGGGCCATTAACTGAGAAATTTATGTTTCCAATCTGATTAATTGTATTGACTCCAATGTTTGACGACTCACCTCCCCCTATTCTATATTTGACAAACAATGTAGTATTAGCCTTTACTGTCTTACCTAAGGCTATGTTATTTTGATAATCTTGTAATCTTACAGGTATTCCTGTTCTCGCAAACTCAGCTAACTGTTCGTCAGCCGTGACAGTTGCACTTCCGAACTGTATTCTACAATACCCTTCGGGTGTATACTCCGAGATGTAACGATTTTCAGTCTCAATGTATTTTCCGACCTTAATACTAGGGTTGTCCGACGCCTTAGTTGGGTCTTCAACAAAGACAGTATTTTCAGCTAATGCATCTACCTCATACCACTTATCCGTTGACGTTATAAACTCATCGTATGTTGGCGGGCTTGAGTACGATGTACCGTCTTTTTGTATTAAAGATGTAATACTAATTACATTTTTTTCAGGTAAGAAAAACTCGTAGAAAGGTTTTACATCGTTAGCATTAATAACTTTCTTAAATACCTTAGTAGTACCGTTAACCATAACTTCTCGTTTGGTTATTGTATAATTTACTACTCTATTGTTCTCGTCAAAATTAGGTATTTTTGTTCGGTTAGGGAATCCCTTACTATTATACTGAGTACTGAAATCTATATCATCTTGATTTTCAAATATCTGTCCAGCACCAACAAACTGTGAACCTGCTCTTATTACCCCTAAGTAACGGTTATCTTCTTGGTCTCCAAAAGCCGGTACCGTAATAGATACATCAACTAAAGCAATAGACGGTCTATTTCCCGGTATTTTAAGTCCGTAGGTTCGAGCTATATTATATATTGAAGATTTTTGTTGTGCGTACTGTAATACCGTTTCTTGTATACTTCTATCGATATGGTAGTGTAAGTTATCTCCGATAGCAGCATTTAAATCTAAGAATACAGAGTAAACCGAGGCGTCATTAAAATTATCAATTAATTCAGGATAATATTGTTGTGTGAAATTTATAAGGTCCTGCCTTAGACCTTCAAAATCTCTTTCCGTATATGATATTTTACGATTAGCCATTTACCTTAAATATTTATAATAATGAAATCTCTCGTATCAAAGGTACTATCTTTAATAGAATAGTCTATTGTTACTTTGGCCGTATACTCTTCAACTCCCTCACCCGCGGTTCTAAAAATATCAAACATCTCATATGTCGACTCTTGGTCAGACACGTTTAATTCACCAATAGGACTCTTATCGTCATCCGTATATGGTCTTATACTTATGTCGTTAATTTGTAAGTTAGGTATATATTTGTCACAAGCAACTTGTATATCTGATTTAATAGCATCAAATGTTGGTCCGTCCATTGGTTCGAATATAAATTCGTATATTCTCGTTCCGAAATCAGGAAGATAATATCGGCTACCCTTTCTAGTTAGTATCAAATGTAACAAATCTGCTCGTATTTCCTCCGAAACAGTTTCAGTTAAACTTAAATACGTACCAGTCTTACTTTCTTTAAAAGGAAAATTTACACCGTATGTTTTCTTTATTGCCATACTAATAAATATTACCCTTAGTATTTTTACAAAAAAACCCGTGGTATTCCACGGGTCTTTTTTTATCCTTCACATGCTACACATTGTAGGTCATTCAGATTTAACTTCTTCCTAGCAAATGCTTGTGCTGAGTTCATCGAATGTTGATAGTACAACGTCTTTACACCAAGTTTCCATGAATCTATCAATAACTTATTCACATCTCTTGTCGGCATATCAGGTGATACCATCAAATTCAACGACTGTGATTGGTCAATAAAATCTTGCCTGACAGCAGCTTGATTTATAATTGAAGCTTGATTTATTTCCGCAAATGTTCTAAATACATCCTTTTGTTCATCAGTCAAAAAGTTAAGATGTTGTACTGAACCATCCTTTTTCTTAATTGTATCCCAAACCTCTTTTGTATCTTTACCTAACTCAACTAATAGTTTTTTAAGGACAGGATTCTTAATTGTAACTTTAAGCTTCGCCACGTCTTTTACATAACAATTAGACCAAATTGGTTCAATTGATTGTGAGACTTGTCCCAAAATAAATGCTGATGATGTAGTTGGTGCCACAGCATTTAAAGTGACGTTTCTACGACCATAACCTTCAAGATATTCAGGTTCTCCAAACTTTTCAGCCAACTCCGCAGATGCTGCGTATGATTTATCTTTAATCAATTTAAAGACCTCTACGTTGAGTTTTGCGGTTTCTTTAGTGTCGAAGGGTAGTCCTTTCGACTGAAGTAATGAATGCCATCCCAAAACTCCTAATCCTAATGCTCTTTGTCTCTTAGCGAAGTTGTAAGCTTTCTCCAAGTAGAAGAACGCCCTATTACCTTCGATAGAACCATCAGACTTAAGGTCTTCAATTTTAGTTAGGAATTCCGTAACTACCGCATCTAAGAAATATGTCATAGTCTCAACCGCGTCAGTATCTTTCCATTCGTCATAATGTAGAACATTCATAGATGACAAAACACAAACAAAAGATTCTTCTTCTGAGTTATGAAGTGCTATTTCAGAACAAAGGTTAGAATTGTAAATTTTAGCACCTTTGTCTCTATACACATCAGGAGAGTTATTGTTCATAGTATCACTGAACATGATGTATGGA